TTGCAGATGTGCTAGAGAATAAGTTTAGTAGGGTAGCAGTAAGAGCCGCTAAACAGCCTAGAGCCGCATTAGAGCGACTTAAAAACGCTTGGTTTGAGTTACTAGTAGCCTTTAATAAAAGTGGAGCTGGCAGAGCTATCGCAGATATGATGAAGTGGCTCACTAAACATATAGAGAAACTTGCTCAGAACTTCGACCAGTACACACTCAACTTTATCCAGATGCTGCGAGATTGGAATAAAGCACTGATGGTTTTTGTTAAAAGCAACTCAACCATAGGTGATATGTTTAGCGGTATTTTCGACTCTATGTATTCTGTAGCAGAGCCATTTATAGATAAAATATGGAACTATTTTACTCAGGGGGCTGTCGTTGCGGGAAAGAGTGCGCTGGATATAATGGGAGGCGTATTTAAAGGGCTTTCAGCTCAATACCACTCTTATATAGTCNATGTTAAGGATAAAAACCCCCTTGCTTTTGGTAAGACCGAGGCGGAGGAGGCTATAAATCACTTTGAGAGCACTTTAAAAACCCTGGCAGATAAACAGAAGAGAGGCATACGCACCATCAGGAGTCTTGCAGGGGATGACACCCCTATTAGTGAGGTAATTGGCGAGCAATCCGATCTTTTAGAGGAGGCTTGGCAGAAATACGAGGAGATAGTTACTCCGCCAACTGTTGATATGACCCCACTAGAGAATGCTAAAAAATCACTAGATGGCATAGGGGAAGCCCTAAAGAAAACCGTCTCAATAGTAGAGCAGACGGACTTAACGCCTCTAGTCAACCAGATAGTTGGGGTTGATGACGCCCTAGCCGCTAGTGCAGTAGCAGTACAAGAGCGTATGGATGCCATTAAGTTTGAAGACCTTATCGAGAGATACTTAGTTGCAATGCAAGCATTTGGTAGAGACGAACTTATACCAAAAGTGATCGCCCACATGAGGACTCTTAGAGAAGAGGGAGATATGACTTTCAGTGAGATGGGCACACATCTGGGAGCTATGCGAGAGGCGGTAACTCTTTACAACAATGCACTATCTGAGTCTCCGCCCGCAGGAGATCTAGGCTCAAAAGCCTTTAAGAACTTATTACACACATTAAAGATGCTGAATCCAGAGTACAAAAAAATATACGAACATCACGCTAAAATAGAAGAGATGCAGAAAATGATTGTAGAAGCTGCGGAGCAGTGGGGTTTCACTACCGAGCAGACAGCGCTATTAAATGAGGCGCTTATAGAGAGCATGAAGGACGGGCTAGATGAAGTGAAAACAGAATGGCAAGAGGCGGCAGAAGCTATGAAGGACTCTATGGCATCTACTATCACAGATGCCATTATGGGCTTTAAGTCACTCAAAGAAATGATTAGCGATATAGGCAATATGATCGCAAGGATGATCATTCAAAAATCTATTGCTGACCCTATCGCAACAGGCATTAGTGGAGCTATTGGGAAGCTGGACTTTGGATTTGGTACATCCCACTCTGGCGGTATAATAGGAAAAGACACCCCGAAGTTCCATAATGGTGGAATTGTTGGCGGATTAGGCTCTAATGAAGTACCAGCTATTTTAGAAAAAGGTGAAATGGTACTGACTAGAGAGCAACAAAAAGCAGTAGGCAATAATGTTGTCAATGTCACATACTCCCCACAGGTTAACGCACTAGACCCACGCACAGCGGCTACGGTTATCGCACAGAACGCACCAACAGTTGTAGGCATAATCAGACAAGCAATGAATCGCAACGGGAGAGCAATAGCAATCTAATGGCACTATTCCCCACATCACCAACAGCGTCATCTATCAAGATAACCAGCATTAGCCCAACGCTGACCTCAGTCACCCACTCGCTCAAAAGACAGGCAAGACAGAGAGGCGGTCAAAGATGGGCGTTAGAGCTTGACTACCCACCAATGACCCGTGCAGAGTTTGCCCCACTCTTCGCCTTTTCAGTTGCACAGAAAGGGCAGTACCAGACATTCACTTATCAGCCTCCAATATACAGCGACACCAGCGGCACAGCGACAGGGACTCTGTTAGTTAATAATGCAAGCGGTTATAGTGTTGGAGATTCTACAGTTGCAACCGATGGGCTGACAGGTACGCTTAAAGCTGGCGACTTTATCAAGTTTGCAGGTCACGATAAAGTGTATATGCTCACCGCTGACGGAAGCACTACTTTAACTATTGAGCCACCTCTGAACGACACTGTAGCAGATGACGAGGCGATCACCTATAACGATGTACCGTTTACGGTAGCGTTTGTCAATGACTCTCAAAGTTTTGGCAGGGGTGCGGCTGATCTACACGATTTTTCAATCTCGCTAGTGGAAATTGTCTAATGGATAGAAGCTCCACCAGCGCATTTCAGACAGAAGTTGCAAAGCTCCAAAATCGACCTATTCATTTAGTAGAAGTTTACTTTGATGATGAAACGGTTTATATGACTGATGCTTTCAAAGATATTAGTTATAATTCAAACACTTATACGGCTGTTGGTCATTTTATGGGCTTCTCTGATATTGAAGAAGCCGCAGAAGTAATTGTTTCAAGCGTTACATTGTCATTAGGTGGTGTTGACCAGGTATGGGTTTCAAGGGTATTAAACAAGGCTTACATTGATCGCACCGTTAAGATATACACAGCATTTTTAGATGATGCTTTGGCGTTAGTAGTAGACCCAGTATTAATCTTTGAGGGTCGTATGGATCAGCCAAGCATTGAAGAAGACCCTGATGCAGGAACTAGCTCTGTTAGCGTAAGCGTAACAAATGCGTGGGTGGACTTTACCCGCAAGACTGGCAGACATACCAACCACGAAGAAACTCAAATCCATTTTCCTGGAGATAGGGGTTTTGAGTTTGCGAGTGAAGTTACGCCTGATATTATCTGGGGGAGACCAGCGTGAATCCATCTAAAGAGTTAGCGCTCCACGCTTATGTGCAAGAGCAGATAGGTAAACCTTTTGAATATGGAGTTAATGACTGTGGACTATTTGCCGCTGGCGCACTTGATCTATTAACAGGCGGCAATCTAGCTACTAAATTAAAAGGTCAATGGTCGAGCGAAAAAGAGGCTTATCAGTACACGATAGATCACGGCTCAATAAGTCAGCATTGGCAAGATGAAGGGTGTGAGCAAGTTAAAAAAGAATTTATACAGACAGGAGATTTTCCTGTTATCGAACACAAGCCTTACCATTTCAGCGCAGGTGTTTGTCTCGGTGCTAAAACTGCTATCAGCACAAGTGATAAAGGTGTGGTTTTAGCTCATACAGCAGAATTAAGAAATGTGATGGGGGTCTGGCGTGCTAGGTAGTTATCACACAGGATTAGTCCGCCCTCCTTTTAAGCAAGCCCCAGTTGTCGGGGCTGTTGCGGGTATGTTCGCACAGTCGTACATAGCAGGCTCTTTAGGAACATTGGTTGCTGGCAATATTTGGAATACTGCAATAGTAAAAGGTATTACCTATGCCACAATGGCAGGTGCGATAGGCGGTGCGATAGTCTCTGCGGTAGTCTCTGGCGCATTAGCAGAAACCCCAGACCAGCCAGACTTCGGCACGGATGGCGCATCAAGAGGAATACTACTCAACAAAGCGGCAAATGATGCGCAAATCCCTGTAGTTTATGGACAGCGAAAAGTGGGTGGTACTCGTGTATTTATGGAGGCTACAGGGTCAGACAACGAGTATCTACATATGGTTTTAGCTATATCAGAGGGTGAGATTGATTCTATTGAGAATATCTACTTAACTAATGTGCTATCTACAGATAGCCGTTTTTCTGGATTCCTCGACACCTACACTCACACAGGCGCAGACGATCAAGCCGCAGACACCAATCTAGTTAACGCTGTTAGTGAATGGTCAAGCAACCACCGATTAAGAGGCACAACTTATCTCTACGCACGGTTGAAATATGACCAAGATGCCTTCGCCTCTGGTCTACCAACAATTACAGCAGATGTTAAAGGCGTTAAAGTCTACGACCCACGCACCACCACAACCGCTTGGAGTGATAACCCTGCTCTCTGTATCAGAGATTATTTAACAAATACAAGATATGGCAGAGGGATAGACACAAGCCTAATAGACGACACTAGCTTCAACGCAGCGGCTAATTATTGTGAAGAGCAAGTAACAATAGGCGGCACGACTAAAGACCGTTACAC